GGCAAACGGTGAAAGCCTTGTGTCGATCTGCAAAGATGCGAACATGCCTGCACGAATGACTGTGCAGCGGTGGCAGGAGGCTGACAAGCAATTCGATGTTGCAGTTACGCGCGCGCGGGAAGCTGGAATGTTCGTCCGCGCTGAGATGGCGGTTGAAGCCGCAAAGAGCGCTGATGATGCTTCGCTGGGCCGTTTGGCATTCGACGCTGAGCGTTGGTATGTTGGCAAGCTATCCAATGCCTTTAGCGATGATAAGGCGCGCAAGCATGAGGTTAAGGTTGACGTCGCCGATGAGCTTCGTGAGTGGCTGGGCCAAACCTCTTAGTTGAGGCCATGAAGCGCTGGCCTGATAAGCTGGCGCGGCTTTCGACAGGCTTTTACAAGATCAAGGCTAAGGACGGGGCTGTTATCCCGTTCTGCATGAATGAGGATCAGGCCAAGTTCTTTCATGAGCGCCACGGTATGGACTTGGTCTTGAAGGCGCGGCAAAAGGGCTTCACCACAGTCATCCAGTTAGACATGCTGGACGATTGCCTGTTCATTCCGAATACGGCGGCTGGCGTCATCGCCCACAACCTGAACGATGCTAAGGCATTTTTCGCTGACAAGATCAAGTTCGCTTACGACAACCTACCCGCCGCATTCAAGGCGCTGGTCCCGGCTGATCAAGACGCAGCGGACAGCATGAAGTTTGGCAATGGGTCATCGATCAGGGTTGGCACCTCGCTACGCTCAGGAACGCTACAGCGGCTCCATGTAAGCGAATACGGGAAGTTATGTGCGAAGTTCCCTGAGAAGGCGCGGGAAGTTAGGACGGGCGCATTCAACACCGTCCAGGCGGGGCAAAGGATCACCGTAGAGAGCACGGCTGAGGGGCAGTCCGGTGACTTTTTCGATATGTGCAGGAAAGCGCAAGCCAAAGCGGAAAAGGGCGAGCCTCTAACTTTGCTGGATTTCAAGTTTCATTTCGCGCCGTGGTATACGAGCGCAGAATACACGCTGGACGATAACGTTCTTATCACCAGCGAAATGGCAGAGTATTTTGACAAACTGGAAGGCCAAGGCGTTGTTCTGAGTAGGGGGCAGAAGGCTTGGTATGTCAAAAAGGCTGAGCAGCAAGGGGATGACGTCAAGCGGGAGTTCCCGACCACTCCCAAGGAATCATTCGAGATAGCGGTTGAAGGCGCATATTTCGGAACGCAGATGGCTGCGATGCGGAAGCAAGGCCGGATTTGCCGCATCCCGATACTTGACAAGCCTGTTTATACGACGTGGGACTTGGGCGCGAACGACGCGACGTGCATCACGTTTTGGCAGGATTTGGGCATGGAGCGACGTGCCATCGACTATTACGAAAACGATAGTGAGGGCTGGGGGCATTACGTCCGCGTCTTGAATGAGCGCGGTTACGATTACGAGCGCCACTATCTGCCGCATGATGCTGACCAACGCCGCATGGGGCAGGTTATCACGACGGCCAAGCTTGAGGCTGAAAAGGCAGGGCTTCGGAATATCGAAGTGCTGGGCAGGATTAAATATGAGCGCGACGGCATCGAATCCAGCCGCTCATTTATGCCTAATGTCTATATTGATGAAGAGCGTTGCACCCGACTGATCCAATGTTTGGACGGCTATCGGCGCGAATGGGATGATAAGCGCGGGGTATTCAAGGATCACCCGCTGCATGATGAGCATTCGCACGGTTACAAGTCATTTGAGGCGGCTGCGATCAGGCCAGACTATTCGCGGGCCAATGATGACGACGAAGACGATTACAGCGACACAGGCCGCAACGGCACAACAGGTTATTAGGAGGCGGGATGGACAGTTTTGATCCCGCGCTTGCGGCATATGATGGCGAAGCAATCGACCAAGATGAAATGACCACAAGCCCGTTGTCGGCGCGACTGAAATACGCCGACGCTCAAGGCGACATTTCGGGATTAATCGCGGACCAGCTGGCTGGTATCGCATCTGACGTCATTACAGATTATGAGCGAGATCTAGCCGACGCAAAGGAATGGCGTGAGGCTGCTGAGAAGGCTATCAAATCAGCGGCGCAGCGTGACGGTGGCCCTAAGGACACGCCGTGGCCCAATGCATCCAACGTCAAATATCCATTGCTGACGGTCGCTGCACTGCAATTCAATGCTCGCGCCTACCCTGCGATTGTGAAGGGTGACGAAGCTGTCAGCATTAAAGTGGTTGGAAGTGACAAGGGTCGTCCTATAATGGTTCCGGGGCCAATGGGACTGCAGCCTTTGGCCAGGCCTGATGGTTCTCCCGTATGGGAGCGTGAACCCGGCGATAAAAAGCGCCGTGCGGCTCGCGTCAAAGACTTCATGAATACCGCAATTTTCTATCGCATGAAGGGTTGGGAAGAAGACACGGACCATTTGCTGATGATGCTCCCGATTGTCGGCTGCATGTTCCGCAAGGTGACGTGGTGCAAGGACCGCGCATCGGTTCGCCTGATCTCTGGCCTAAAACTGGTCGCACCGCTTTGGACTGTGGATTGCAAGACTGCCCCGCGCCTCACTGAGGTCATCGACAATCTGGCCGGTTATCAGGTCGAGCAGAAAATGGCATCTGGTGATTATCGCCGGGTTGAGCTCGGCGAGGACGAGGACAAGCAAAAGCCCCGCCTGATCCTTGAGCAGCATCGCTTTATGGATTTGGACGATGATGGCACCGCTGAGCCGTATATCATCACTGTTGACAAAGAGGCTGGTGAAGTTCTTCGCATCGAGCCTAATTTCAGCCGCGAAGAAGCTCTTGATGATCCCGACGAGCCGATTCGCAAGCAGTCGGTCTATTACGTCAAATATGACTTCCTGCCCAATCCAAACGGTGAGTTTTATGGTTACGGCTTCGGGCATCTAATCGAACAAATCGGCGATGTGGTGAATACGCTGTTCAACCAATTGCTTGACGCTGGCACGGCGGCAATCGCAGGTGGCGGGTTTATTGCATCAGGAATCCGTTTACAGTCCAAGGGCGGTTCTCTGCGCTGGCGTCCGGGTGAATATAAAACGGTTGACGTCCAAGGGCAGGCATTGCGTGAAGGTTTAATTGAACGGACATTCCCGCAGGTTTCGCCTGTTAGTTTCCAGTTGCTTGATTTGATGATGGCAGCGGCAAGGGACATTACGTCGGTCAAGGACGTCATCACTGGCGACGCATCAAACAATGGTCAGGTAGGCACCACGTTGGCTTTGATAGAACAGGGGCTTGCTCAGTTCACGGCGGTTTACAAGCGCGTCTATCGGTCACTCAAGGAAGAGTTCACGCTGATTTTCGAGTCCATGTTCAAATGGGGCGGCGATGATATTGCAGAGGATTACGCCAAGGTTCTCGACGATCCGCTGGCTGATTTTGCGTCTGACTTCAATCAGGATGACTTTGATATCAGGCCCGTTTCTGATCCAACGTCAGTGACCAAAATGCAGAAAATGAGCCGCGCAGAGTTCCTTATGGGTTTTCGTGGACAGGGCTTGGACGACATGGAGATTACACGCCGCGCTCTTGAGGCTGCTGACATTGAAGACATTGAAGGTCTTATGCCCAAGCAGGCCCCAGAACCTAACCCGGCGATGGTTGCTGGCGTCAAGAAAACCGAAGCTGAGGCGGCTGATAAGGCTGCGTCGGCGGAAGGTCGTGCAATTGAGAACCTTATCCGTGCTGCTGAGGCCGGGATAGCATTAGGACAGATGGATGGCCCCGACGCAGGACGACTTCCTGATATGGCAGGACAACCCAGTAACGAAATGGATTTTTCAGGCGGTCGAGCGTTCGGCGGCTGAGCAGAAAGCATTCTGGCTTGAGCAGAGTTGGCAAAATAAAGCGCCGGACCCCTTGCTCAGGATGGAATTGGCAACGCGGGCGGACGCCTACCTTGCCTTAATTGAAACGCCCTATGAAAGTTGGTGCAAAATCAATGAAGACGATCCCCGCACTGAATGAGTGCAGCCCCGGTATCAAGCCGAGCGAATATAACGTCTTGATCATCCCGGAAGACACCGAAGAGGTCACGGCGGGCGGGATTATCCTCGCCACTTCGACCAAGGAAATGAACGACATTTCGACAATGCGCGGGCGTCTGGTGGCAGTTAGTCCCCATGCGTTTAGCTATTCGTCGGATTGGCCGGAAGGCTCCATGCCAGAAGTCGGCCAGGCTGTTCTTTTCGCCAAATATGCTGGAACGCTCGTCAAGGGCCTTGATGGCAAGGAATACCGTCTCTGCAAGGACAAGGATGTTGCGGCAGTGATGGACGCCTGAGACAGGCAACGCAGCCCGCGATAGGGTATTCAAAGAGGCCATGAATGGACAATGAAGACTTACTGCCAGAAGGCAGTGAGGTGGATACGGCTGCGCCGATTGCACCGGATACCGCCGATGAACAAGCCGCACATGATCCAGCGGAAGACCTTGCCATTGAACTGGGATGGTCGCCAAAGGAAAACTGGCGCGGCGATGAAGCGGATTGGAAGCCTGCTACCGACTTTCTGAAAACGACGGTCGAAATCAGCAAGGCCCAACGTAAGGAAACCAAAGCGCTCCGCGATCAACTATCGCGTCTGGAGAGAACGACAGGCACGTTAATTGAGCGCACCGTTGCTGACGAGCGCGCGAAATGGGAATCCAAAAAGGCGGAAGGCATTGATCTAGGCGACCATCAGGCCGTCAATCATGCTGAGCAGCAGTTGAGGCAGCTCGAAGTAGCCCCAATTATCGCCGCTGATGTTGATCAATTCAAGGCGCGGCATTCCGCATGGTTTGAAGTTGATCCAAGCGCAACGGATTTAGCTATTGCGACGGCAGAGCGTTACAAAGCGCTTCCGATCCCGCAGCAGCTTGAGAAGGTTGAGGAAGTCGTCCGCAAACGATTCCCTGAATATTTTGATGCACCTAAACCAGCGGCCAAGCCGCAAGCCAGTGTGTCAAATGCGAATGGCCGGATGGCCGCAACACCAGCCCGCAAGCAAGGTTATGACGCGCTTCCCCCGGATGCGAAGAAAGCCGCTGCTGTTTGGGAAAAGAAGGGTGTGACCAAAGAGCAATTCGCTCAAGAATATTGGAAGGATAACGCCTGATGGCAAATGAACGTGAGCCGAGAACGGCAACCGAAGGGCGCGAACGTCGCCGCCGGGTGGATGGAACGCTTGACCGCATGTCGTCGCTCAAGCTGGCAATCCCCCATGGAGTTGAGGATAAATATCCAGACAAAGATTTTCGATGGTTCAACGATATCGGAAACCGCATTCATTCCAAGACTGTTTTGGATGATTGGGACAAAGTTCCGGGCGTCGATCCCGTCAACGTCGATTTCCGCGAAGGACAGCCGGTCAAGGCTTTTCTCTGCATGAAGCCCAAGGAGTTCGTCCGAGAGGACAGCGCTACCAAGGAGGCTGATTTGCGTGAACAGGAAGCCGGAATCCTGAATGGCGGAACATCAGAAAGCGACCTGAGTGGTAAATCCTATGCCGCGCAGGGCAATTCAATTCGTCGGGGGCGTAGTTCCCCCTAATCAAGGAATTCTAAATCATGGCAAACGTAAGCGCCCCTCGGGGGCTTGTGCCGGTTCGTGAGGCGAACGGACAGCCGTATAGCGGCTCCGCAAATGTCTATTATGTTCCGGCTTCTGACAGCACCGCGCTGTTTCGTGGCGATCCAGTTATTGTTGCTGGTTCTGGTGACGCAGACGGCGTTCCGTCAATCACACGCGCTACGGCGGCGCTTGGCAATGCTTTTACCGGTGTTGTGGTTGGATTTGTGCCAACACCTGCTTTCACCACGCAATATCGCCCGGCTTCGGTCGCGGGATATGTATTGGTTGCAGATGACCCAAGTCTCCTTTTTGAAATTCAGGAGGATGCTGTTGGTGGTGCGATGGCAGCGGCTGATATCGGCCTCAACGTCGATCTCATCGCGGGTAGCGGCAACACCGTAACGGGATGCTCTGGCTTCATGGCTGACACGTCCACCAAGGCCACGACTGCGACGCTTCAGCTCCGCATTGTTGGCTTTGCGCAGCGCGCAGACAATGAAATCGGGGCAAGTGCCAAGATTCTCGTTCGCAACAACCTGCCCACGGAAACCGGCGCTGCCGGGTCCACTGGCCGCTAATAGGGAGTCTGGAACATGACTGCTATCACACGCTCCGCTCATCCGTCCCTTCTGTGGCCGGGTGTCAAAGCCATTTTTGGCAACACCTACAGCGAAAACCCGCCGGAATGGTCGCAGATTTTCGACAAGGACACGTCTGACAAGGCATATGAGAAGCTGGTTGAAGTGACCGGCTTTGGCCTTGCTTCGGTCAAATCGGAAGCTGGCTCTGTTGCTTATGACGGCGATAGCGAAGGTGTCACCAATACCC